GCTTTTCACCACCGCCACCACCAGAACCCGATGAGTATTGGTTACCGTTGAAGGCGTGACCGGGTTGTGCGCCGGAACCCGGACCGCCCTTTACGACTAGTGCTTTGGAAATCCAAGCAACGATTTCAGCATCAAGACTGTCCATTGTTAGCCCCTAGAGACAGAGAGTTGCCAGTTCCACTTCTGGTGAGCGTCAATGCGCTCTGCGAGGAAGTTGGCGATACCCTGCTGATTTGCTTCATTGGCGATTTGGAACGCTCGGTTGAGGCAGTCCAATACGCCAGCGTTGGTGGAAAGAAGGCTAGAGATGAGGCTCTGTGGCGAGTAATCGCCCACATTGTCATCAGCAACGGTGGCACGAACAGCCAAGTCCGACAAGCGGAAAGGGGCTACGCCGCCGAGTTTACGGATGTTTTCGCCCAAAGGGTCAAGCGAGCCATAGACATCCTCGTAGATTTCAGCAAACTTGTCGTGCCATTGTGGGAAGTCGGGGCCGGTCACATTCCAATGAAAGCCGTGAACACGGTGATACATAATCGTGGCGTTCGCAAGGCAGGTGCCTAAAGCACCAGCAAGCGCGCCCGCAGTCTCTTTGGAAATCGTCATTAGTGAAATCCTTTAGATGATGGCGGCGTAGGGCGAGAAAGGCGTACCCATTTGGGTAGGTGCGGTCAAGCCACGAGCCGTACTAACGGCGCTTTCGGCAGCACCAACAAGGTTTGCCTGTGCCAAAGCGTTGTCACGAGCGCCTTGTGCGGCGGCGGCGAGTTCACTGGTGGTCATAATGCGGTCAGATGAACGACCTTCGGGAACGAGGCGACCATCGGGGAGCATACCGCCACGGTCAGAGTTGGATGTTGAAGTTGCAGAGCGACCAGCCTCGGTGTTGAGCAACTGCCCACGGCTTACAACGGTTGTCTCACGACCCAGACGAACGGCTTGGTCGTGCTTGTTGGTCAAGTAGGAAGCCTTTTCAGCAGCATCGCCAGCGTGGTGTGCGGCGTGATACAGAGCCTCTGCGTGGTGACCCATTTCACGGCTACTAGGGCCGTTGGCGGCTTGGCTGGAAGCCTGTGAAGCGTGATAACCGGCTTCGTTGAAGTGCTGACGAGCCATACCAAACTCGCCGTGTGCGGCAGCGGTACGACCAGCAGAGATGTGCGATGAAGCGGCGGTCAAGTGTTCGTTGAGGCCGTAATGAGCCGTATCGGCGCGAGTGTCGTGGTGACCAGCAGACTGAACGCCACTTGTGAAGCGGTTTCCACGGAAGGGGTGTCCGTCTGGTTCTCCCGAACCGGGACCGCCCTTTTCTACCTCGGCTTCGTCAACCTCTACCTCATCAACAACAGGCTTCTCCTCGGAACTGTCCTCCTCGGAACTGTCATCCTCGGCGACAACTTCCTCGTCAGCGATTTCAGTAGCCGTGACTTCGGCCTTTTTCCAAAATGAAACGACCCACTCGGTCACTTCTGCGTTGATGTCTGACATAGGTTTCTACCTTTCGTAGAGGCTTACAGGGATAATGCTATCCCACTATTTCTAAAACTTGGTTTATCGGGGTGTGTGTCCACCGAAGGGGTTTGACTTGTACATACCGGCTTGATACACGCTTTCACCAACTTGGTCGGCAAACACGCCTGTCTCCTCGCCCTTCACGCTGTCCTTGTTGACACGCTGAACGGTGTAGGTATCGTCATCTCGCAGGAACACTCGAACCTTGTAGCCGCTGGAAACGGGGAGTTCCACGCCAACAGCCGCCCCGTCAATGTTGTGAATAGCGTTCACTTTTCCACCACTTACCGCCAGAATGTTCATCTTGCCGATTTGCGACAGGGTGGTGTTTGGGTCAAAGTCTCGGTGGCCGACATTATCAGGGATAGAGGATGTGCCATCTACGTACTGGTTGCCGTGAAATACGTGACCGGGAACATCGCCCTTCTGAACCTTGTCTGCTTCCTCGGCTTTCACCTCGGCGTACTTGGCGCGCTTGGCGGCACAGTCGGCTTCTGAAGTACAGGGGGCATCACCATTCATCTCGTGCCACCTGTCGTGGCCCTCATCGTGGCGGAGAATGTCGGCAAGGCTCTCATCCATACCCTTTTCCACTACATCATCAACTGACTTTGTGTATTGGTTTCCTCGAAAAGGGTGTCCGGGGAAATCTCCGACGGTGTGTGCGCCAAGGGCTTCCTTGGTCGATGCTTCCTTTTCAGCGTGGCCAGCATTTCGGTATGACACCACTGCGCGTTGCATCGTCACGCTGGCACCGTCGTGCATCTTGACAGCCCTTTCTTTATCACCAGCGTCACGCGCTTCTTGTGCGGCTGCTTGCATTTTCTGTGCGAGTTCCACGGCTCTATCACCATTACGCTCGTGCATTTCGGGGGTAAAAGTGCGTGGACCCCTGTAATGACCGCCGGGGTCAATCAAATGTCCTATGGGTTCTGGGGGGTTTGGGCCACCCTTTTCCACTACACCCGTGTCAAAAGCGGTCTTTTGGGCGGCAAGTTGTGAGGCGATGAACGCTTGGTGAGCCTTGCGCCAGTTCTTTTCCTCGGTATCCCACGGAGCCTTGCGACCAAAGCGGAACTGGTTGCTCTCCATATGAGGCCACATCAAGTTGCGCTCGCCAAGTTCCTGTGAGGGCAAACGCATTTCAGCAAGTCTGGCGGCACTGTTGTGGAGTGCCATTGCATCGCCGTGTGCGGAAATCGCCTGAAGTGCATCTGGGCGGTTTGCCTTTAGTTCCTCACCGAGCATACGGTGTCCTTCTGCCAAGTCCTTGTGGGCTGCTGAAAAAGCGGCGTAGTCCTCATCGGTAAATGGCTCACGACCATCAAAAGCACGACCTTCGTGGATAGCGGCAAGGGCTTCTGCTTTGCCTTCCAAAAGTCGGGCAGCACGAACAGCCTCGTTGTTGTCGTAGAGGTCTACGGGCATTGGCTTAGGGGCAAAGACTTGGTTGGGGGTCATTGCCTTTGAGAGCCAGAGGGCGATTTCAGCATTGAGGTCGGACATTAGAAGCCTTTCAGGAGTGTGTCGGTTGTGAAGTCAAGTGACTTCTTTTTGGGTTGTGCGCCTTTGACGGGAACATCTGTGCCGTGGGCGGTGTGTTGGTTGCCGTGGAACGGGTGCTTTCCACCACCAACCGTCTTGCCACCCGCTAGACGAATGGTTTGCTTCTCGCCATTGGGCTTGGTGGTGGTTACCGTGAACTTATCGCCGTTGGGCTTGCCGTCCTTGATGCCGAGGCCGTGAATAACGGTCTTTTCACCACTCGGCTTTGTAATAGTCCAAACGGGGTCTGCTGGCGTTCCGGGGCCGGTTGTGTATTTGACGGAAATCTTGCCCCCGCCGACGAGTGGTGCTGAACCCGTGTGTTCCCAAAACGCACCATTGGTCACATTGGCTGGCTGTCTATCTACGATACGCATTTCAGCAGCCATTTTGGGCATTTGGAAACCGCCACTCGCTTTGAGCAACCCTTCGGTGGTGAAATCTTGCCCGCTCATTGTGTCCTACTTGCCAGATGCAGAGAAGTGGTTCGGGTCATCAAACTCGGTAGGCAGGTCAACCTCAATGGGTGAGCCTGTGCCGCCGATGCTGAAACCACGGATTTCGCCCTTCTTGACGAGTTCCCAAGCCCACGGCTCCCACTGAACACCCAAGAAGGCAGTTCCAGCAGGGAACAGGGTCTTGACGATTTCGTTTGTGTCGGCTTTCAGCATTGGAACTTCGACAGCGTGAGGCCACATCATTGCCTCAACCCACTTGCCAGCAACGATTTTTACATTGTGCTGAAGTCGGATGTCTCGGTCACCGTTTTCTACATAGCCCCAAAGAGCCTTCTGAAGTTCCTCTGGGTCAGTCCACTCGCCGTGAGCATCCTTCTGGTTTGGAACATACCAAGGGCCGAGGGTGTAACGCTGCTCGGCGTTCTTTTGGATAGTGCCGGGGATTTCAGCAGACTTGGCGGCAACAAGAACTTCTGGCTCTTGTTCCTCAATGATGTCCAACTCCACGGGAACAAACTTAGGTAGAACGCCAACTGCGCCCATTACGGCATCTACGTGAACTGCCTCAACGGTTGGGCTGTCCTTAGCGATTTCACTAGCAACCAAGTCCTGACCGCCTGACGACGTGCTTTCATCGCTCGTGTCCTCGGATGAACTGTCATCCTGTTCGGGGGCAACTTCAGGTGCGGCGGGCTGTGGGGCATCATCAACGGCCTTGCGAGCCTTGTAATACTGCTCGTTTTCACCAGCGGCACGGATAAGAACGGGCGTAATGTTGAACTTGCACCAGCCTTCAGGCGCACAAGAAACAGCAACCCAGTCGCAACCGGCATCGCCCATAGCGATACAAGTGCCACAGTTCTGTCCTGCGTATGGTGAAACATCGGTGTAGGCGGCATCGGTAGTCGGGATACGACCCATATCCTCAACCATTTGGTCAAGGCTTTCAGCAAGTTGAACCTGCCAAGGGTCTAGACCATCCTTCCAGTTATCGCCCAAGATTTCGGTGTCATCGGCAGAGGAACTGCTTGACGAACTCAAACTACTTGATGAGGATGAACTACTGCTGCTTGACGATGACGAACTTGACGAGGATGAACTGCTGGAACTTGACGAGGAACTGTCGTCCTCTCTGTTCACTTCCTGAACGGCAGCCAAAATAGCGGCAACGGTTGAGGGGTCAAGTTTCACCTGAACCGCACCGTCAGTCGTGCTGTCCTCGGAACTCTCATCCTCAATGTCGTTCTCGTCAGGGGAAACGGGAGACATAGCGAAGGTGAAGGGGAAGCCAACGGTCTTGTCCAAAGGCTCACACTCGGCTTTTTCCACCACAGAACCACAAACGGTGCAAGGGTGTACTCCGCCGAAGTCGTTGAGGCTCTTGGTGAAAGGGTGGGTTTCGTCGGCAAAACCCTTAGCGATGTTGCGCGAAATCAAGCGGCGTTCGGCATCGGGGGAAAGGATTTCACTATCTACGGACTTTGCTATGTCGTTTGGAACGATGACGAGCGAAGTGCTGCCTGTTTCATCGGCAATAGCCAAAAGGTCGGCAGTGCGGTAACCCTTTTCCAGCAACTCGGTGGCAGTTTCACGGATTTCGAGCGATAGTGACTTGTTCATCACGACATCACCGAGTTCTACGTCGGTGACCGCAGAAATGACGTTCATCTGTTCCATTGCATACTCCCCGTGCTTTGCCACTTATGCTACCCCAGACTTTCCAAAACTCTTGTTTAGTTATTTGCTGCGCTTCGGTGCTGGTGCTGGAACTCCGGTGCTAGCCCTGAACACGGGCTTGCCCTTTCCCTTAGATGCTTTCGCTTTGCGAATACGAAGGGTCACGTTGTACTCCCCTGATTATTGGTAAGTGGGCCGTTCTGGCCCGTAGTGTTCTTGGTTGGACCCTTTTCTGATGGGGGCGCTTCGCCTGTGTAGCCAGCCGAAGTAATGTCGCTTTGGTTTCCACTACCGCCACTTTGGTCGTTTGGACCACCCGTTGCCGCGACTGCGGGCGCACGAGTATCGCCATTGACGGCGGCTTTCCCATTACTAGCATCAGCCACAAAGGGCTTGTTGTCATCAGTCATTATTTGTTCGGGGGCGGTACTGTCGGCGTAGCGACTGTTTTCAGCAGTTCCATTGGCTTCGGCTCGGAAACCGGGCAAGCCAGCGATTTCTCGCAGGTATTCCTCTAGGTTGTTGTCTGGGGTGAGCAACTGTGATGAAGTCAGGCTGGAGATGTAGCCACCCAACTCGTTGAGGTCAATGGCGTTCACCTGACCGTATGTGAGGCTTGGGCAACGAGAAGTGTCCATACCGTTCAGCGCGATAAGGCGTGGGATGGCGTGGGAGTTGAAAGTCTCGGCAATGAGGCGAACCCAACTTTCCACCGCAGCCATAAACAGGTCTACTTTGGAAGCACCGAGGGCGAACGAGCCAACGCTTTCGTGACCGAGCATAATGAAGTCAGCAAGGCAGGTCATTGCGATTTGGTTGTTGTAGCGGTCAATGATGCTACCTGTGTTGAACTGTCGGCTACCGCCAGAGTTCAGCAACTTGAAGTCCACCATCTGCTTGCCGTTTTCGTCAAACATCATTGGCAAAATAATGCCTTCGTTTTCGTTGCGCTTTACACCACGAACGATGCGCTCCATAGCGTAGAACGAAGCCTTTTCAGCAGCGGTAGCGGTAGAGGACATCCACTCGGCAGGAACATAGCCAACGGGCAGACCGGCGAGGTCACGCTCAACTCCGACTGCCTCAAACTCCTCAATACGGCGCTTGTAGTACCACGCCTTGAACGCTGAACGCAGGATAGAGCGACCTTCGGGGTTGCCTCTTGCGGCGGTAGTGCGGAACAGCAAAGACTTCTCAATGGGAATAACATTCAGGCGACCCGTAGTGGGGTCACGCTGGACCATTGCCTTTATTCCACCACTCTCGTCAAACTGCCATTGCCAAAGACTGTCTTGCGCTCGCATAACGATTTTGCGCCAGCCAACCTTGTTGTCGTTGAACTTGGAACGCTTGGCAGGGTCTTTCTGGTCTGGCCCCTTGCGCTGTTTGTAGACGATTTCAAAGTAAGACCAGCCGTAGGTCAGGAACGAAACGATGGCAACCATAAGTTCGTGCCAACTGTGGCTCATATCGTCAATGCACTGCTGGACAAAAGCGGCGGCGGCCACATCTGCTTCGGTGGGTGGTGTTCCCTCAATGAGGTCGTCGTAGGGGTCAACGCGCCAGTCCACTTGGAGGATTACTCGCTCAATGGCGAAAAGGATAGAGCCGATAATCGGGTCGTTTTCAGCCATATCCCGATAAGCGATTTGTGCTTGCTTGCCTCGGAGTTGGGGCAGGATGTCGTCAATGACGAAACCGCCGGTACGCCAAAGACCAGTAGCGCCAAGTTCGGTGAAGTTATCTACCTGTGGTAAAGGCTCTTTATCCTCTGGCATCCCTACTCCGTGCGTCTATTGCTTGGCTTGCTTCCTCTAGGCTACTACCATTTTTCACTAGAGAACTGATACGGCGGCGTTGGCTTGGCGAGTGACCGCCCCAAACGCCCCACGGCTCGTCAATGCCATACGTCAAACACTCGTATCGGACAGGGCAACGAAGGCACAACTCTCTGGCTGGCTTTAGGTGATTTCCACCGTGCTTCGTGCTTTCGGGATAGAACTTGTCAATGTGTTCGGATGTTGGTGATGCACACGCCCCCTGCTTTGCCCACGGCTTCGGCTGCATCGCCTCAAAGAGATTGTGGTCAATGAGGATTACATCGTCTGGGAGAAAGTATTCATTTTCACCATCGAAGTGCGGGTTCAGATAGACCATTTAGTAATCGCCCTCAAAGATAGAGCAGAAGGCTAAGAACTTCAGGGCTTGGTTTTCGCTGAAACCGGCTTCCAAAAGGGCAGTAAAACTGCTGCGGATTTCCATAAACGCCAAGACCATATGGCTGCCACCCGTGAAAGTGTCGTTGATTTCACTATCGAACTCATCGGGTTCTGACGCAGGTATGTCCACGAACAAAGATAGTACAACATCTTGTTATGACGAAGCGGGATACCGCTAGATGTTGTGGTGAAGGCGCAGCCCGAACAGGAAACCCCATCCGGGCCACGACCCTCTGGTTGCCGACCCTTACGGGTTCAGCACCGTTCGCTTAGAACGGCTCGTCACCGAAAAAGGCTTCGTTTGCCTTCTTGGGTGCGGAAGTCTGGCGTGGAGCGTTGTCGCTTCCGCCTTCCTTCTTAGGGTTGCGAGTGACTTCGGCGGTTGCCCACTTCAGAGAAACAGCAACTTCATCGACACGGATGTTGTAAGCCGTGCGCTCGTTGCCTTCCTTGTCGATGTACTTGCTACGGGTCTGTGTTCCCGTCACTACGACACGAGTTCCCTTGTTCAGGGAGTTCGCAAAGTTCTCGGCTTGTGCATCGAATACGGTGCAGTCAAACCAAGACGTGTCTCCATCAACCCAGTTGCCGTTGTCGTCCTTCTTGCGTGAACCGACAGCAACAGCGAAGTTGACGAAGGCGGTTCCGCTATCAAAGAACTTGATTTCGGGGTCTGAAGCAATGTTTCCTACTACGGTGATACTTGCTGACATTAGGATGTCTTTCTGTTTGGAAGCCCTTATGAGGACTTGTTATTGGATTATTCGTCGCTTCGTAAGAGGTGACGAACAGCGTTTATTGTAGCAAGGTTCTTAGCCACTTGTCCACTCTTGTAGCGAGCAAGTTCGCGGCGAACATCCATAACATCCATCTCGGTCAAGTCACAAATCCACTCTACGGCGTGGTTCAGCATCTTTAGCCGAAGGCTGTCAAGAAGTACGGCAGAACGCAGACCTTCCTCTAGGGCTATGACCCGTACTTGCTCTGTGCTGATAGGTGAGTTGTCCATAGGGTCAGTCCAATGCGTTCTTGAACTAACCCTACACCGACTTCCAAAACTCACTCGGATTACTAGGGGTGAGTAAGGGTGGTGGTGATTACGGCGTGGCGTTGCGGTATGAAGCGGCGAGAGTGCGTAGAGCCTCTAGGTGTGTCTTAGAAGCGTGCAGAGCCTCTTTGAGTGTCATCAGGTTGTTGGTGGTGAGCAGACGAGCGTGGAAGTCATCCTCGGTGGCAACAGTCGCAAGGTCATCAGCGTGGTCTTGTGTGACCCGAACGCCATCTACGCTTCCGGCGGCTCTCGCACGAAGTCGTTCCTTGGCGTAGTTCACCTTGTAGTCAACCTCGGCTCGGCTTTGGTCAATGCCAGCCCCTCGCAGGGTATCTACTAGTTCCTCCATACGCTCTAGTTCGACTTCGATGGCTTGCTGGATTTCATACTGGTTCATTGGTGTCTCTTTCCGTGCTTATGAGCAACGCTAAAGGGTGGTGTAGGTGATTTATCTTAGTCGTTTATGCCACGCAGGGCAAGTTCATCCGCACGACAAAACCCCCCGACAGAGCAAGAGGTGGCTCTATCGGGGGGCTAAGGCGGTGAGGTGACTTACAGCCCCATCTGCTTCGCACAGACCGGACCAAGCCCACGAGATACGCTCGCAGGAACGGTCAAGGTCTTTAGACAGCACAGGCAGGTGTTCGAGGTCATAGCGTTGGCTTCTGACTGGTTCAGGAACTCGCTACGAGCCTCGTCAATGTTGCCGGTGAGCAAGAACTGTGCTGAAGCGATTACTCGCTCGCTGACCGTTGAGCGACCCCACTTGCGGATACCGCCTTCGGTCACGAAAGCGAAGTCATCGTAGCAACGCTCGTTGTCAGAGCCGGTGAGAACGCCGATGATGGTCTTGCCTTCAGCAAACTTCGGGGTGCCGATACGGATACGGAAGGTGACCCAACCGCCCTGACCGTCAGCAACCGTGTAGAAGCCCTTGCCCAACTCACGAGCCTGTGCAGGGTGAGCGATGAACTGCGATGAGGCAGGTGCGGTGTTGGTGTTCCGCTTGTAGGGCATTGCCTTCAGAAGGTCAATGAAGTGTGAGGCATCAGCCCTAGACAGGATTTCATCCTCAATGGTGGCGAGGACATCGGCTGGCACGATGCGCTTGGCGAGAAGGTCGCTGATAAAGGCAACCTGCTTTTCGGTGGCTTCTTGGAAAGTGTTCATTTGATGCTCCTTAGTCGGTGTGGTATTCCCACATACAGAACAGTAGCAGGGTTTAGCGACATAAGCAAGTCATTTTGGGGATTATTTTCTAGACCCTCTCATCAGGGTTTATGGAAAAACTTTGGAAAACTTTGGACATTTCTGGGCTGAAGCCCCGTCTTAGTAGGTATGGAACTAACCAATCAAGAACAAGAGTGGGCGTGGAGTATTTTCCAGTTTGGCTACCCCGACTACTCCGTTGTACCCGTACCCGTCTTACAGCGAGTTGCGTATCATCACCGCAAAGAGGCAGACAAACTTGATGCCCTACTCGTCACCCTGACCGTCTAGGGGGTGGCGGCGAACAGCACGAGCGTGGGTTCCAAGGTCAATGTGTCGCTCTAAACGATTTTCGGTGCGCTTGGTGTCTGACTTCTGTTCCTCAATGAGGGCGATAATGCGAGTGTTCTCTTTGGTGTTTCCGTCTTTGTAATCGGCAAGTTCCTCAAC